CTCACGGACCAGGGCGGCGGTCACCTTGCCGGTCGTGGGGGCGGTGCCGACCACGGTGTAGACCAGCTTCAGCCAGGGCTTGGTGACCGAGCGGGGCAGGATGCGGAGGCCGAACTTGTACCCGGCCTTGAGGCTGTCCAGGGGAATGGCGCCGGTATCGCCGCCGGCCACAGTGGCGTAGGAGCCGCCCTCGGTGTCCGCCTGCTGCAGTTCGACCTTCAGCGAGGTCAGGTTGTTGAAAGCCTCGTTGACGCGGATGTCGATGAAGATGGGGTCCATCTTGCCCGCGAGCTTCAGCCCACCCAGGTGGACCTTCTTGGTAGAGTCAGCGGTAGCGGTGATGGCCTGCTGGTCGCTGAACATGTTCAAGCTATCGTAAAACATAGGTTTCTCCTTTTAAGGGGAGCTTTGTGCTCCCCCAATCAAAGATTAGGACAGGGCGGTCTGGGTCGACAGGATCGCGTCACACTGACGCACCGGGCGGCCATGCAGGAACGGGACGTTCTTGCTGTTGAACAGCTCTCCGTACATGAGCTGGACATTACCGGCGTCGGAGGCCTGCAGCTCCAGGGCGGTCATCACGTCCTGGTTGCAGTACCACACCAGGCGGTTGCGCTTGGCGGTCGGGATCTTGTTCTTGGCGATGATGGTCAAGCGGTGCAGATCGACAAACCCGGTCTCGCCCTTCTTCAGGGTCAGCTTCTCGGTGTCGATGTTGCAGATGCGGACCACGGAGCGCCAGTCGCGAACGGTCAGGCCCACGTTCCACTCGAACAGGGTGGCCACGGCGCGGTACGGGTTGCCGTTGGCGTCCAGCACGTCCTGCTCGGGCAGCACGCGCATGGAGAGGCCGGCCTTGGAACCCTTGGGGAAGATGCCGTGGACGTCGGTGCCACCCCAGACGATGCCCCACATGTCGGTGCACTTCGAGCCGGAGCCGCCGGCGTCCACGACGTTCGGGGAGGTCTTGGTGGGGTAGCGCATGCCCAGGCCGTTGAACTCGTCGGGGGTGGTGTTCGAGTTGCCATAGAACAGGGTCGTGGCCAGCTTCTGGCGGAAGGCCTCGAGGAAGCCGCGGTCTTCCTGGGCGCGGTAGGCCGCAGCCTGGGAGCCGTGGAGGTCCAAGAGCTTCTTGTCGATGTTATTGCGGGCCTCCATGAGGGCGCAAGCGTCCTTGACCTGCGACACGCCGGTCTTGCTGTACGGAACGCCCTGGTACAGGCGGCGCCAGTAGACGGTGGGCAGGCTGGTGCGGATGACGGTCTTGTGGCCGTCTTCGGCGTTGGCTTCCATCCAGGGGATGTCGTCATTGATCGAGTTGTCCTGATCCATCAATTCGATCACGTCGTGGGGCTGGCCGTTCTCCTTGAAGAACTGCCCCCACTCGGCCAGGGTACGAACGAGAGTGTCAGCCATGGTGTAAATCTCCTATACTATTGGGGGTTTGCCGGCCCCATGCCATCTTTGCCATAAAGGCGTTCAGCGAGGGGCCTGTTGTCGGTTTTGCCGCCCCGCTCGCGATCATCGAAGACCTTGTCCTCGCTCAGGGCCGCATGAATGCGGGCCAGGAACTTGATCACGCCCGGGTGGTCTCCGAAGCCGGAAGTCTCGAGCAGTTCGACCATCTTCCCGTCCGCGTCGAACTTACGCAGGGCGAGCTGGGCGCCTTTGACCGTGGCGTCGAACTTGTCGCCGCCGAACTCCTTGTCGGCCTTGATCTCGTTCACCCAGTTTTTGCGCTCCTGCAGGAAAAGCTCCTGCTGCTCCTGCATGCTCTTGATGTACAGATCGATAGCCTTCTGGGCCTGCTCCTGCGTGTAGCCCGCTTCCTTGAACTGGGCTTTCGCAGCATCAAGCTGGGCCTTGTCGATCTCGATGCCTTCGGGGAAGGTGAAGTCCGCGTACTCCTCGGGGACTACGGGCTTCTGCTCTCCCGCCTTTACTTCCGTCTGCCCCTCGACAGGCTTCTGATCCTGAACGCCAGGATCGCCGCCGAGGAGCGTCTGCGCTCCGGTATTCTCCGGTGCCGCGCCCTCACCACCAGCCGCGCCCGTGTTATCGTTGGCGCCAGTGTTCAGCTCGTCAGCCATGGAAATTCTCCTTTCCGTGTTGTTTGAGGACGGCCAGGGCGTCGGGTCTCACCTCTACAAGAAGCTCGACCACGGCCGCGCCTATCTGCCGCATGCCTTCGTGCCGGTAAACGTCCGCGTTGTTCGCGTAGCTCACCTTGAAATATCGGGAACTGTCGATCAACCAAGCGAGAAAGGTACGACAGTTCGGGTTGTCCATCATGGCATCCAGGGCGAAGCGGAGCTGGTCCCGCACGCCCTCGGTGGCCTTCCTGCGCAGCTCGACCGCCTTGGCCTCGTCGGCGAAGAGATCATCTTCGATCACGCACTACCTCCGAAGGAACCGAGCAGGGCGTCAAGCGCATTCGGCGCTTCCTGCTGCATGGGCGTCTCGGCCATCGTCTTGGCCGTGTTGGCCCCGGCCTGCATGGCCGCCATCTGCTCGGCCTGCTGCGCCTGCTGGACCCGGGCATCCCGGACGGCGTCACGGTCCTCCTGGGCGCGGAGCATGTCCGTCTCGAGGCCCAGATAGGAGGCGTACCCGTCTGCCAACTTGTCCGGGTCCACCACGTCGAGGAGATCCGGGAGGATCTGGCCGTGCATGGTGATAAAGCCCATGAACTGGTCCACGGCCGTCGTGGCGACCATCTTTTGGGCCTGGGCGAGCAGCGAGATGAACTCGACCTTGATGTCCTGGCCCTGCACCTCTTCGGGCGGCTCCGGGAGCATGTTCTGCTCCATCATCAGGTTCCACGTCCGGTCGATTATCGGAATGAACATCTCGTCGTGCAGGCGCTCCAGCACCGGGCCCAGGAGGATCAGCTTCTCTTCTTCCTTGGCCGCGATCTCGCGTGCTGTGATCTGCCGACGGTCGGAGTCTATCAGGAGCTTGAACAGGTCATTGTAGAGGCCCTGCTTGATCTCGACCTTGAGGTCCTCCAGAGCCGCCATGACGCCCTGCGTGTCGGGCCGGATGTTCAGCAGCGGGTAGATGGGCTGGTTGCTGCCGCTCACGTCGTAGATGTTCTCGGCGCCGGGAAGCAGGGACAGACCCTTGGTCCCGCTGGGGCGGGCCATCGGCGGGTCCACCAGCTTCTGCAGGGCCTTGAGTTTGGACCGCTCCATGGCCTGCATCTGCAGCACGTTGCCCAGGACATCCATGCCGGGGCTGTTCCCGTAGACATCGTTGCCCGTCACGTCCCAGCGGGGGCCGAAGCCGGGAAACTCGCGGAAGCCGCTTTCGGCCAGGAGGTGCGGGTACCGCAGGCCGCCCGCGATGTTCTTGCCGCCCTCGCCGGCTTCGAGGTAATAGACGGATGCCCAGGGCATGTTCTTGCTGTCGAGCTTGCCGGGGTTGCGGTCGGATCTCGGATAGACCGCATGGACCACGATGAAGCGGTCAACAGTCATCCGGGTCGGATTGTCGTGGATGCGCTTCACGACATCAGGCAACTTGTCGTAGCCGAAGCGGCGGACAAGCTGCCTGGTCGTCATGGGACAGGCCCGGAAGATCGTGTCGACCCTGCCGTTCTCATCGATGTCGAGGTCGTATTCGCCAACAGACAGCGGATGGAAACGAATCCCGGACTTCTCATCTTCCAGCTCGAACATGAAGCCCGTGCCGAAAGTGCCCAACTGCCCGTAGATCGAGTGGACCACGTTGTAGAAATTGGAGCGGTGGAAGATGGTCCGCATGCGGTCCTGGCAGTCGTCGAGCCAGGATCGAACCGGCTTGAACTGGGCCAAGTCCTCGTCCTGCAGGGACAACCGGAACCACGGGCGGGCAGGGGACGTCATGCCCCCGTGCATCCCCGCGGCCAGGTCGCGCATGGCCAGGATGCCCGTCGAACGCAGGATGTCCTTGCGCAGGCCGCCCCGGTTCGTGACGTCGCCTTCAAGCTCCAGACTGCGCATCTTGCGCGGCAGGAAGTGCTGGGCCAGGAGTGCCCAGTCGGCCTCCCATGTCCTTCGCTCCTGCATCAGCGCCTCGCGCCTGTTCGCCAGTTCCTTCACGTCCACCATGGTTTTCTCCTACTGGCCGAGCAAGGTCTTTGTCTGACCCGGAGCCGGTGCAGCGCCGAGAGGGCTGGTTAGAATCGTGCCCTGCTGACCCATGTACTTCTTGCGCTTGGCGTCCTGGTCCGCAACAGCCTCGTTGGCCGCAGCGGTCGTGTTCTTCTCGGTAGCAGGCTTCGGAGGCGGGGGCGGGGGTTTCGGCGTGGAGCCCTTGCCACCACCGCCGCCGCACAGGGCGACCGGGCCTTCGTACTCGAAGGACTGCTCGTCCAGGACGTTGCCGTCCCAGTCCATCACGATGCGCTCGTAAATTTTCATGCTTTCCTCCCGAAGTCGTAGACGCTCAAGACGCCCGCGACATGTTTCTGTTTCCGTTCGATCCAGCAGGCCCCCGGGATCTTCCCCATGATTTTGAAGCCAATTGCCTCGATGAAGGGGAAGACGTGGCGGTGCGTGACCGGGGTCAGCCCGTACACGCTGTGCAGCCACCCCAGTTCTTTGAGCCACTGCATTGTGGCCAGACCTATCTCCACCGACTCCCGGCGGAACTCTTCAAAGATCGCAAAATGAATCTGCGCCGTGCGCCCCTGGTAGCCGTTCAGCCAAAACACACCGACAGGCACTTTCCCGGGATGATTCGTGACACGCACATACCACCAGTTTTTTATGTTGTCCATGAACCCCTGCAATGTGGGCTCGCCGTCGTACCACAAGGTTTTGCAAAGGGTTACATCGTTTCGGATGGCGTGATAAGAGCCCTCTAAATGCTCCTTGGAGAGATGGTCCTTGTGCTCGAAGACGTAGCCGCCCATGTCAGGCCCCTAGGACGTCGTAATCCATACGCGCTGCCTGCGTCCCGTAGTTCAGCACGTCGTAATCTGTTTGGGCCCTGGACCGCATCGGCTCCTGTGGCTTGACCGGGAAAGCAAAGGTCAGGGCCAGGGCGTCCGCCTCGTCAGGCGATCGCAAGCCGCGCTTCTTGATCTCTTCCTTCTTCTCAAGGATCACACGCTGCTCGCTGTCGTACTTGTAGGACGGCGCGGTCAGGTCGGCCTGCAGGGAATCAAGATCCGGGATCTCGACGCCGTTGGGGTCCTGCAGCCATTCCTTCATGAGGCCCCACATCTCGGCCCGCTTATTGAAATACTTGTCGGGCTCCAGCACGGTCTTGCGGCTGCCGAAGTTCACCAGGGTGATGCGCTCCTCGTAGCCCATCTCGCACAGGCGGTCGTAGATGGCCCCGCCCTCACCGCCACGGTCGATGAAGACCATGTCCACCGGATCGTCCTTGGCGTCGAGGATGCCCTTGATGCGCCCCACGATGTGCATGCTGTTCGAGCTGTTTTCCTTCTTGAGACCCCAGGCCACACGGCCGCGGCGGTGGATGTAGACCGCCCGGTCCTCGCCCTCGCGGGCCGGGTCGACGCCGACGATGTGGGCTCCGATCGGCCTGATATTCTTGTTGCGCCGGGCGGCGGCCACGTCCCGGGAGGAGATGAAAGACTCCGTGCCCGTGACCTGAAAGGCCTCGGCGGCCGTGGCCGGGTATTCCTGCTTGAAGAGGAGGGGATCCTTCAGCTCGATGATCTTGTTGCGGCGCCAGGCCATCTGGCCCAGGTCCAGCCCGTAGGCCTCGGCGTACTCGGCCTCCTCCTCGTCCAGAACGAAGCCAGCAGGAACCGGGGACCTGTACTCGTCCTGCCAGTACCAGGGGATGAATATGGCCTCGTACTGCCCCTTGCCCGCCTCGGCGTCCTGCCACATGGGGAAGAACATCGGGTCGTACCCGTTGGCTGTGGACTCGAAGATGATCTCCTGGGCCATCTCGGCGGCCTGCAGGACGCCCGTGCGCAGCTCGTCCACGTTGGCCCAGAAGGCCGCCTCAGACCCGTGGAGCAGGTCGATGGTATCGGAGCGGCCCACGGAGCCAGACCCAGCAGTGCCCAGGCCGTAGGCGCTGTCCAGCTTGTCGAAGATCAGTTCCTTGCGGTTCGAGTAGCTTGTCGAGGGCTGCACGACCCGGGGCAGGTTCTCGTAAAAGCGTTTGACCTGCTTGAACAAGTTGTCGGTCGCGTCGTCACGGTGGGCCAGGATGAAGGTCTTCATGCCTGGATTGAATGTGGTCTTGTGGAAATATCGGCCACCGATGTAGGTCGAATTGTGAGAGACAAGGCCATTCGCTATGTATGTCTGCGTGGTCGTCTCTATATCAACCAAGTCCATTTCACCTAGTGGTTCAATGCTCTCAATACGCAACCACCCGTTGTCGGGCATGCGCTTGTTGTTCCACCATTCAATACCAATAAAGCGGGAAGGGCGGGATAGACCAAGTAGTCTAAACATCTCCGACATATTGCTGATGCTGATCGCATACACAGGCTGCTGCCCGTACTTTGTTTTTCTAGGGCCATCGGCTACGACGCAGAACGGATATTCACGGGAATTGCAATGCTCCAACATCCTGTCGAGTACAGCGCCGGCTCGTTGGCTTACCGACAGGTCCACGCCCGTACGCCGTGCGTAATCAAGGGACCCCTCACCATCCAACATGCCCCCGAACCAGTAGTCTTCGAGTCCTGGCTCACCCCAAAATTTGGTTATAGACCTGACGTAGTCCCCGACTTTAAGAGCTTCACGCCCATCAGTTGACTTACCAGAACCGCCCAACGACCTCCATTTCGGGTCTTTTTGTGACTTCCTGGACAGCCACCTGTGCTCCGCAGAACACACAACAGATCGCCCATCGTGAAAGGTCACACGGAACGCAGGTCTACGGCTTTTCCATTTCTTGACGACCTCCGACGTTCTCATCCTGCGTGCGCCAGTCCCAGTACCCACGCCGGTTTTCTCATCACACGCCACCAGCTTCTGCCCGACGCGGAGATCCTTTATCTTCACCCACTTCAAGTCCGCGGTAAGCACGGGGGTGTTAGGGTCCAAGCAACAACCTTGCTGCCGGCCCTTGAGGACCAGTGCCCGGACTCGGCCCGTCCTGCGCTTCTGGTCTTCGAGCCGCTGGTGCAGGTACATCTGCGCACGATTCAAGACGAAGGGGATGATCTTCTGGCCCGCGACGGCCACCTTGGCGCGGATGCGCAGGCAGCGCGAGGCATAGAAGGGGAAGTCGTCCCGAAGGCGCATGAGGATTTGATCAGAGGTCATCAAAGTCCATCTCCTGCTTCGGGCCCTCGGCCAGTGCCTTGAGCTGGTCCTCGAAGGCCACGACGGTCTTCTGCTCGATCTTGTCCACCCACATGGACAGGTATTTGCCCAGCTTCTCGAGGGCCGCGTTCTTGTCGTGCAATTCGATGGTGACCTTGTCGCCGTGCTGGCTCGGGGTGCAGACAACTTTCTTGATGGCGGGGCGGACGTGCTCCGGGATCTCGGACAGGTCCTTCACGACGAGGCTGGAACCACTGAAGTCCACCACGTCGGTGATATCCACGAAGGCGATCTTGGCCAGCTCTTGCAGGACCTCATCCTCGAGCAGCTCATTGCGGCGCCGCTGGGCTTCCTTCCTGCGGTTGATCTCGTCCACGATCTTCTGGTTCTGGAGGAGCCGCCAGCCCGCGTTGGCGGTGTCGGAGTAGCCAGCCTCGACAGCTGCACGACGTGCAGACCGATGCAGCATGTACTGCTCGATGAAGAGCTGCTGCATGGGCGTGAATTCATCTGGCCTGCGCGGGCCTCTGGTCTGTGCCGACATTATTTCCTTACCTTCTCGAAAGTTCTCATCCCGCCCAGGCCAAGCATGCCCAGGAGGATAGTGGTCAGTGTCTCACCACCTGCTTCGGGTAGGTCGAACTCCGGGTGCTGAAGGCGAACAAGCCCTATGATGATCGGGCGAAAAATTGCGGCATAGCCCAGCCCGAACGCGCAGACCCATCCCGTAAATGGCCGCCAGCCCCCGCGGAAGTTGTCGCCGCTCTGGGCCTCCGCGACGTTGACGGCCGTCTGCTGCCGGGACATCTCCAAGGCCGCCTCGATCTCCTTGAACTCGCCGGCCTGCTGCAGCTCAAAGAGGCGCAGCTTGGCCTTGTCGGCCTCGGTCTTGTCAGGCCAGATTTTGTCTATGATCGTAGTACCGAGAGAAACGAGAGATCCAATACCTGTGATGTCCATGTCAGCCCCTCTTCAGCAGCCCGTTCGTGACACCGCCCAGCCCGTTGTGCGCGTTGGCCAGCATCATCACGATCCGGTCGAGCTTGTCGTCCTGCCTGCGCATCCATTCGAGCATCTCGCGCTGGTTCTGGGCCACCCGGTCCTGACAGTCCCTTCGGCAAGAAGTGCAATCGGCCTTGGTAGTCGTCTCGCGGGCAAGGGCTTCCTGGCGTTGGTAGAGGATGTCGAACCTTTCGTCTGTCTTGTCCATGCGCTCTTCCAGTGCGTCAAAGCGACGATCCAGGGCCTGGATGTTTCTCACGAGGGACCACCTTATGAGGGCGAACACGCCGCATGCTATTCCGGTTGCAAGAGTTCCTCCCATGCCCGCCAGTTGCCACCATGAAATCGCCAAGGTTGTTTGCTCCACACATCATCTCCGTCACCTGGGCCGGGGGCTCAAAATCAGTAAGGCCCACTCATTTGGGTGGGCCATTAGCACAAGAAATTGGATCAGTGCAACAAGAATTATTGGCAAATCAGCGGCCTACGCTCGTAACTCCAAAGGTTTCAAAGGCAAACTTTTTCACTGTTACAGCACAGTCATGAGGTCCGAAACACGGTTCAGCCAGCCGCCCAGAAAGACCTGCTTGGCCTTGTCCTTCCGGGCGCGG